GGGTCCATTGGTTTATAAGAATTCGGTTCAAATAATCTAATAGCGATCTTCTCTTCCAGATCATTATCTAAAAGATAATCTGCAAGATTCTTCAACTGTTTGTATAATTCTGTAGCGTGTTCAACTTTCCATACATCTTCAAATACACAGTTTTCGCTAATGTTTGTGAATCCTAAGTTGATCATATTCTTAATAGCATCAGACAAGAACATTACATTTTCTGGCGCTATCGTTAATTTCGTTGCACCCATTCCGGTTTTATTCATCCAATCTACAGCAGCTTTTGAAGCTATGTCATAAGATCCATTACCGTTATAGAATACTCTACAAGAGTCGTGCAATTCTTTGTTTCCATCTACTGTTATAGCCAACGATACTCTACCCTTATACTTATTTAAGAACTTCTGCACTTTGTCAGTGAAATACAAAGTACCATTAGTTCCAACCGATATCATGAAATTATACATCCATGGATGGTTCAGTTCTATACACTTTTTAAGAAAGTATGATATAATCTGGTCAATAAGTTCAACTTCTAGAAATGGTTCCCCACCAATAAAGTCTATAATAATAGCAGACGTATTGCTATGATTAAAGTAATCATTTCTACTAGTATCATTACTAAGTAAAATATCAATAAATTTTTTAGCATCATTGATCTTTAACCTGGTAGAACTCTTACATGTTTGATAACAATATGAACAATTCAGGTTACAGGATTCTGTAACTTGAAATGTTACAGATTTAGAGTTCACTCCTTTTCCTTTCCCATTTTCAAATATGTAATCCGACATCCTTGACAAGTAAGTATTATAATCTTCGTCCTTTTTATTATTATAATACTTATTCATTACACTGAGGGTTTTATTATCTTGCATGTATTTCTTACACCTCTTCCTTATATCCGTTAACTAGTAATTCATTCTTGTAATCTTCATTTTCGAAAGTAAGAGTAAGTTTAGCTGTAGCAAAGTCTAAAGACCAATCTACTTTACCAAGTAGCTTATATGGAATATTATCCTTTGCCAACTTGTCCTTCAAAAACTCGTACATTACGTTCTTGTCAATATAGTCATCTAGTAACACCTTGAATCTTTCTGTTGAGATATTAATATCTTCATCTTCCAAAGTAACATCTACTATTTTTCTAGAAGATGATGACATATACTCAGCAGATTGCAACCTTACATTTTCTTCTTCAGTTATAGTTTTAAAAACTGTAAACATTAATGATCCTTTCGAAATTTAAACAAACACATATGTCGTAGATTTACCACTTGCAGCCTTGTAATTCCCACCAATGTTTATACTAGCGAGATATAATTTGTGATATTTATCATACGAAGTAACCTCATTATCAACGATACCATCATTAGTATTAACAGATTCTGATACTGTAATCTTATCAATAACAAAATCTAATTCCTCATAAATAGCATCAATTGATTTATCTATATTATCTACAATTACAGACAATATAGGACTACCATATTCTAAATTCTCAGTAATATCAGTAACACCAAGAATTTGAACAAACTTTCCTATCTTAGAATTTTCTACAGTTATTTTCATACAACCTCTCTTATGGTCCAGTAACAGTATTTACAGATGTTGATATGCATAATCTATTACATTGTCCTTCACAACCTGTATTACAAGTAGTTTGACAACTTGTAGAACATGTTGAAGAACATGATAGATCACATCCAAAAGAACAACTTGAGTTACATTGACCTCTACAACTATTTACACAATTTGTGTAACATGTATTTCTACATTCATCTTTACATCCATTAGAACATGTAGCTTGGCAAGCACCTTGACATCCAGATTGACAAGATCCACTACATGTATTTGTACATCCAGTGCATTGTGAATGACAACCACCAGAACATCCAGAACAATTCATAATCTCTCCAATCTATTTATCTTCCAGGTCTACTGCTGGCATGTCTACTCCACACATTTCCGGCACGACTACTTCCACCATTTGGATTATGTCTAACATGATCTCCAGGACCACCACTTGATGAATTTTTTGAACAACCACCTCTACATCCACCTACACATGATCCTCTACAGTTTGATTCACATTCACCAGAACATCCAGCTGCACAATGTGCTGTACATCCTTGGTAGCACCCACCTGTACATGTACCTTCACAATTTCCTGTACAAGATGTATCACATCCAGTTTGACATGTTCCTTGACATGTTCCTTGACAAGATCCAGCACATCCAGAACAACCACCAGCACATCCACCACTACATGCGGAAGAACATGTATCAGAACAAGAAGACCCACAACCACCTTGACAGATTGTAGAACATCCACCAGAACAAGATGTGGAGCAAGATGAACCACAAGATGATGAACAATGTCCAGTACAACTTGAGCAAGACCCAACACACGAGCCTGTACAACCATCACATGTGTTAAAACATGATCCAGAGCACATTCCTGTACACATACCCCTACAACTAGTGCTAAGAGCTTCATCTCTAGGAATGTATACCCGTTCTTTCTCATAATCTGATATAGCATCGCCAGCTTCAGCAAATACAGTATCAATTACAGTTGGTTCAGTCTTACCTCTATTGATTTCGACTTCTGTTTTAGAGAAGTCGTTTATCAATAGAAGTTTGGATGTAAGTTCGTTCTTGTGTTCAGATAATATAGCTTGACCTTGTACAGGTTTAATGTCGAATTGAATCTGATGTTCAGAAACTCCTCCATATTGGCATGATCTACGAAAGAATTCTTTATTGATTCGATTCTTTATATTTTCTATATATTTATCTAACTCATGATATTCCACTATACACCTCTTTAATATCCACCATATACAAAGTATGGAGCTGAAGTAACAGATCCAGCAGCCTTTGTAACAGATATAGAATCTAACATGATATTCTGTAAGAATCCTTCATCTCTACCATATTCATATACTCTTGCTTGAGACTTTGGTTTATCTTCTTTAAATGCACCAATAGTAACCTCGCAAGAATAATTCTTTGAATATGTCTTTGTCATAAATGGCAATACTATAGAAATCTCTCCATAGTTCTTCTTATTCTGTAACTGAAGCGGTGTATATTGAGTGGATTCCAATGGTACAACATTTCTTGTATTTGTTCCAGTATTCCAAGAGATAGTGTTCATAGGAACAATTGGGAATGTTTTGAAGTTCTCAATCTTGACAATTCCTCTGATATCCATCATATCCTCACTGTATTGCTTAGTGATATTGTCAAAATACTTTACATAAACTTCAAAAACTTCAAGATTATGAAATCCTCTATACTCAGGTTTAAACCAATCTTCTCTCTTGAACATTGGTAACATTCTGAGATTGATAGAAATATTACCAAGAGGAATATTATCAAATAATCCTTTGAATAACAAATTCTGTTGTCCTGCTGGAAGTGGTGTCATATTATAATCCAATACAATAGCCTTACCAGATTGAGATCTTGCATCTTCAATCTTAATACCATTTGCAAAGAATTTAGTTGTTGGTTTAATCTTAGTCTTATCAGTTTCAATCTTATCAGCTGTTAAGATCTCTCCACCAACTCCCCCACCACCATGTCCACCAGAACCCGCTAGGCTATATTCATTTCCTTCCCAGTCTTCCAGTCTACAATATCTACGTTCATTAGCCATAATTTAATTATACCTCCCAAATAGATTGTGCACCTGTATCATCAGATTTATATAATGCACCCTCTAAGTCTCCAGATTCTTCCATATAATACCAACGATTATTAATCTTGTTCCAGCCTTTAACCATGATACCATCTTCTTCTTTAAAATAGTACCAATGTTTATTTACAACATTCCAACCTTTCATAAGAGAACCATCATCATTAGTATAAGTCCAGTTGTTATTAGAATCTTTCTGCCAACCTTTCTTAATTTCTTCTTTAACTTCTGGTTCTACAGGAGTTGTAAATAGTTTAGATTCAGCTCGTCTTCTTAATGTAAGACCTGGAAGAACTAAACCTCCAGCATGATTGAAGTTTACAAAATCTTCAGCAATCTGTTGTTTAGTCTTAGTTTTATCTCCAGTAAGTTTCTTTAAGCCACCAACATTGAATGCAAAAGATACTAGAGCATCAAACTCATTTTGATTCCATCTATAAACAGAATCATACTTATTTACAATATTCTCAGCATATTTGCAATCAGAGATTAAATATTTAATGGCTTCATTTTGAGTTATAGTCATACCAGAGGTAACTCCTCTAGTATGACCATATCCAATAGTCCAAACTTTTCCATGTTTGTCCCAATATGCTTGAAGTCTACAACCTTCATATTTCTTTATAAGATTAATCCCGTTTATAGATACTTGTTTCATATTATACTCCAGTTCCGTTAACTACAAATACTTGCTCTGTAAGATTATATGAAGAATATACACCAACAGTTCCATTTGTTTGCATCTTTATTCTAAGCTTTTTTACATTAGACAATATCTTAAATCCTTGATATATACTAAGGTATTTTTCTCCACCACTAGAATAAATCCTATACCCAAAGACTTTCTCATTTCTAACACCAACATCAGGATCATCATCAACACCATCATCAATCATTATTGAAAAGTCACGATAATCCCATTGGCTAAATGTTGTCATATCTAAACAGCAACTGAAATTGATATCCATAAATTCAGAAAATTCGGGAAGTTCTAGTATTATTTCTTTTGGTTTTGATGAAGTAATTTTCTCCACCATTGGTATAGTTTTTCTAAAAGAAATAATCTTCTTTTCAGTAGCAATAACAATAGGTTTTACTGGATAAGTTTTTTCTATAGACTCTTTAACAGTGTTTACTTTGTTTACAGCTTCATCTAAAGCTGTTTTGATTCCAACAATAGTTTCATCTTTCTTAATAATACTAGGATAATCTGGAAGAATTTTTGCACCAGCTTCAAGTTTTGCAGTAGTCTTAAGTAACTCTTCTGTTCTGTTTCTAATAAAGTTTACTTCATCTTTTGTAACAGCAAAAGATGTTGGAAGTTTTGCTTCTACTAATCCAATATTAGTTTTTACTTGTTCAAGACTACTCTTAACAGTGCTTAACTCACTAGAAACATTACTAGGAATATTTCCAATAGTTGTTTCTACTGTAGACATTCTGTTCTTAAGAGAACCAATTTCACTAGCATTAGAGTTATTCAGCTCGTTTGGTAAAGCTTCAACTTTTTCCTTCATCTTAGAAGTTGCTAAGATTGCTTCATCAACCTTAGCTCTTAAAGCTGTACCTTCTTCCTTAGTCATTGTAATTGTACTAGGAAGTTTTAATAAAGCAACCTCTCTGGTAATATTTTCAAACTTGCTCTTAAGATCATTAATAGTAGCTTCAGATGTTGTATTAGCAGCTTGCTGTAAAGCTGTAACCTTAGTCTGAAGTTCCTGTAGTGTACTCTTGATTGAGTTTATCTCTTCAGAGTTTACAGCTGGTGTTGTTCCAGTAGCTGCTGGTTGTGTTGCTCTACCCCAACCACCTAAATTTAGATCAGGCACATCACCAAGCTTTGTTACCATTACAATAAGATTATCAACTTTATTTCTTAAAGAGTTTGCTTCATCTTTAGTAATACTGATAGTATCTTGCAACTTAATTGCTGCAAACTTAGTCTGCAAATCTGAGATGCTACTCTTTATAGCAGTAATCTCTGTATCACTTACAGAAGATCCACTACCAGATGTAGATCCACTTGTTGTTGGAAGATTGTCAACCTTAGTCTTTAAAGTATCTACAGTATTCTTTAAAGAATCGAAATCAACCTTCTTTGCAAATCCACCTTCTGGTAATTGAAGAGTTGCTAATTGATTTTGAATATTATCAATATTCTGCTTTACATTCTTAAGATCTTCAGTTGGTAATTTGCCAATAGCTTCATTAAGATTTCCAGTATCAACAAGAGCTTGATCAACCTTAGTTCTTAAAGCATTAGCTTCTTCAGTAGTCATAGCAATCTTATCTTGAATTGTTAGACCAGCCATCTTAACTTTGAATTCATTCATAGTTTTCTTCAAAGCTGCTAAGTCAACTTCTAATGCATCCTGCTTAGATACTGGAAGTGAATCAATTTGCTCTTGCATCTTTGCAAGTTTAGAAATAGCTTCATCCATCTTTCCTCTAAGATAATTTGCTTCATCTTTAGTCATAGATAAATTATCCTTGAGGTTAAGCTTTGATACATCTGTCATCATAGATGCAACATTTTTCTTTAATTGAACCAATTCTTCAGCATTCATATTTGTCGTAATAGCCTCCGGTAATGAATTTATTTTTTCATTTAAATCACTAAGTTCATCCTTGAGACCTTCAACGATCTCTTTAGTAGCAACGTTACCAATTCCTGTACCAGCAATTGGTCCACCACTATTCATATTATTGGCTAGATACTCTTTAAGAGTAACATCCCCATCCATCAATACAGAATCTGCTGATGTTACAACGTTAACAGGTTTGCTCTTACATGTTGATTTATCAAGCATACTAATTCGTACGTTTTTTAACTTATCCATTCTATACTTTGAATCCTTTCATATTTTATTGAGAATCTTCCATCGGTTCTACATGTATGTCATTCGTTCTAGCTGTACCATCTTCAGAAGAAGATTCTGTAACTTCTGGTCTAGCAACAACTTCAGTGTCAGAAGTATGATCATTGTTTACCGGACTTGATTCTGCTGCCGGTTCAACATGAATACCATCATCAATTCTTCTAACCTCTTCTTCACTATGAGTATTCTCTTCACGATGATCTTCTGGTGGTTTAACCAAACCGCTCTCATCGTGAGTTTCATTATGTGGTTGTAAACTTTCTTCATTGTGTAATCTAACATCATCATGTGTTTCAGAACCAACAGTATGAGTCTCATCTGCTGCTACTGGAGATGATTCTATATGAGTTTCTGATTCATGAATCTCTGAACCAACAACAGTATTTTCTCCAGTATGTGTGGTATCACCAGTCGGTGGTTGTAACACAGTTTCATCATGATGATCTTCAGTTGTTACTGAAGTAGATTCTGTATGAGCAGTTTCACCAGTATTATGAGACGCTTCTTCATATCCAGCAACATTTGTCGATGGAACATCTTCATGTTTCTCTTCAACAGTGTTGTGTGATGTATCATCTACATTTACACTATGATCATCTGTAGAAGGTTGTGGTTGTAAACCAGTTTCATCATGATGATCTTCAGCTACTGGAGGTTGTTCTGTATGAACATCGTCATGCTTTTCTTCAACGGTGTTGTGAGATTCATCTACATGTGTAGATGTATCTTCTTCATGTTTATCTTCAACAACAGGTTTAGGATCTACAACCTTATTCTCTTTTTCAACTACCGGTGAAACAGCATGTCCTTGATTGTTTTCAGAAACGTTTCCACTATTAGACTCAACAGTAGTATCTTTTCCACTATTTTCTCTTTCAGAGTTTTCTTCTCGTTTCTCGTTAGCTTCACCTCCTGTAGTAGAATGTTCATCAACAACTGGTTTCTCTTCCTCTTTATGCTCAGGTTTACTTGGTAATACAGCTCCAATAGTTTTCCATTCCAAACCATCTTTACTATATTCCAATTGACCATTCTCATTTTCTCTGAGCATACAAACAGCTTGATCTTCATTAGCTACAGTACATACTGGATTAGATATCATGGAACCAGTCTTTAACACTTTAATTCCAACAATATCATCAATGTTGACATATACAACATGACCAGCATGTTTATCAGAACCATCTATCTGAAGATAAATTGTTCTATTGATTACAGCAAATGAAGAGTTTAATTTATATCCAATCTTGGTAATCTTACCATTGATTGTGGATATTTTTGTATTCTCCCTATATTTACATATAATGATATCATCTTCCTTTAAGATGTGATGTTGTACAATTCCATCATCATATTTAAGAGTGATCTTTATATGAGGGATCAATGTATATTCATTTGATAATAGCATATTTCTCCTTTTATTTTATAATAATTAGATTATTATAAAGTTTTCAAAACAATTCCCAATAGGCAATAGATGCCTATTGGGAAACAGTTTTTATCTAAAAGATTCAATACAAGACTTCAGATTTGCAAGGAATCCATCATAGTAATTCTTTGCTTTCTCTTCCATCTTGTCATAATTAGCTCCATCATAATTTAATCTATCAAGAATGATGATGTTTCTAATGAAGTAGTACATGAACAAATATTCACTACTATTCTCAGCCTTCATATTCTGGCAATATAAGCAGAATGCAACACAAAGCTTAACAGCATCTTCTGGAGAAATTCCATGCTTTTCTAAGATAGCTGGACAGTGAGCAATGTTATTGATCGGGTACTTAGAGCTCTTGAACTTGTAGTTGAAATCATCAAATACTTTAGATGGCTTCTCAAGATAGAATTTCTTAATCTTGATACTTGGTAAAGCTTCTCTAAACTCTACAAGATCATAAGACTTATTAATATCTCTTTCCATATCATCAAACTTCTTTACAGCTTCAAGATCATTATTCTCTCTAGCCTTTTGCCTAGCAACTTCGATAGAAGCTTTACGATCTTCAATAGTGGATAAGAAAAGATCTCCAGAGCTCTTTCCAGCATCAGCAGCATTATCCTTAATACCCTTATAGAGTTCATTAAACATCTCGTCAATATCAAAGGAACTAGAACCATCAACCTCCTTACATAAATCTTCTAAGAAAGCTTTAGCTCCAAAGTTTAATACCTGCTTATTTACTCTAGATCCATTCAACATTGCTGCTGAAGAAACCTGTTTAAAAATCTCAGCTTTAATGCTAGAAGGAAGCTTATCATAATACTTACTAGAAATCTTACCAGCCTTATACTGCTTAACGATATTAGCAAGTTCAACAACTTCCTGAAGCTTATTAATTTCTGGATTATCTTTATAGAGTTTTGTAAGTTCAGCTTCAATATCAACGTTCTCACCATTTACAAACTTATTATACATTTCATCAACCTTATTCTGATCAAATCCATCAGATTCTTTTACAATATGATTTATCTGAGTTGATGTATCATAAGTTGTATCAACAACAACCTCTTTTAATTCTTTCTCTTCACTCATTTTTCTTTCCTCCTAATTATTCAAAACTTGAACCAATTTTCTGCAACTCAGACTTGATTGCAATAATATTATCTGCAACAAAGTTTTCATTTAAAATAAAGCTACAGTATTTATCTCTAAAGAAGTTTCTCTTATCTAAAAGAATAGAAGATAAGAACTCCCCTAAAGCACGATCAGTTGCAGTATAATTAATAATATCCTGCAATGGAATATCGAATGTTGTAATATTAGAAATCACATATTCGATATTAGAATAGATATAAGCAAGGCTTTCATTCTTGAATAGCTGCTTAGAGTATTGAACAATGTTTTCATTATCTTTCTTCATTGTTCTAATCTCTTTGAAGTTGTTCATAATATTATCTCTTTCATATACAATATACATTGTAAAGAATCTGATCATATTATCAAAGAAGTTGGAAACAAAGAAATCGTAAAGACTATAAGCTACAGTATAGATATCCATTGATTCCAAATTACCAGTAAATTCAAGATTATAGAAATCGCAAACCTTGTTGATGATATCAGTATAGATATTATAACGCTTCAACTGAATCTCATCAGCATTACCTGTAAATCCATCAAGAAGGTTATTAAAATTAATCTCATAACCATACACAACATTTGGCAATTGACTCTTCTGAATAAATATATTCTCCAAAGATGAATCAATTACATCGCTAATATATTCATAATTAAACTTATCAAGAATATTAGCTAATTGTAGGTCAGCATTGACCTTAAGATTTGCGGAGTTATAACTAAACTCCTCACCAGTATAATTCATTTTTCTTCTTCTCCTTATTATTCATACTCAATAGTGTCAAACTTTTCAATATCATCAAAGCTTGCATAAGTGTCAGGAATATCTATATCATTTCCTAGATCTTCCCTTGGATGTAGTTCTGTATCTTCATCCTTGATAAACTCACTATCGTCATCATCATACAATAGATTGTTCTCCCTCTCTTGTTCTTCTATATCCCCCCCATCTTTAATATTCCTATTCACGTTATTTGTATACACTCTATACAGAAGATCATTATCTGAAAAGTATACATCGTATATATGATTAATTCCAACATTTAATACATTATTCAATGTTCTAATTGAAATGGAATTATTACCTTCTGCAATATGTTGGAATTGTTTATATTCAGAGAGAAACATGTTTCTATATTCATCAAACATTTCCATTTGAATGTATTCCATATACAATTCAAATGGTAAGTCTAGGTTAGCACTCTTATCAATTTTACTAACTAGATCTTCAACTTTAACATGTTCATTGAACTCTTGTACACATGTATAGATTTCATCATACATTTCTAATACTTGTCTACCAATTGCAGCTGTTGCTGCAAAATAAAAGATAACCGAAGTTATCAATATGATTACAATGAATATAATTACTCCGATTGGCATATTATTCTTCCTCCTTTTTATCATACTTATGATATAGAATATTATTATCCTCGAAGTATATTTTATAAAGATTATCCCAACCAATCTTCACCACGATATCAATGGCTTTATTATAATCTCCCACATTCTCTTTAGATATATTTCTAATCTTTTCATCATACTCTAAGAGAAATTGTTTATATATAGCAATTGCCTGATTGTTGATATATTCTACATATTCTTCACGACTCATATCTTCATCACGATCCATATTAATTGTCTTGATAAATTGGTGTATAGATATATCTAGATTCATATCCTCTGTTACTTTATAACCATCTTCGATAATCTTTAAGATCTTTCTATTGGTAAACATTGTATATGCAACTTGACCAACAACAGTTGCAATGAATACAATTAAAAAGAACTTTATTTCTGTCATTAAAATCCTCCTTTAAAATGATGACACAGTGTTTTCACTCTTATATAATTATACATATAAGGAGATATATAACACCTTGATTACTAATACTGTACCAGGTCAGGTAAAAGTATATATTCATGATACCACTACTAATAATAGTTTCATGAAGGTACACTATTATCTTAAGGCTAAAGGTATAAAAAATAATTCATTCTTCCTATCAATATATGATCCAGATTTGATAGGAGTTGATCCAAGAGATCCAGCATTATTAACATCCACTCCTCAGAATAATGTTATTAAGATGAAGATATTGAGAGAATGTATGGTTAACTTTTGGTATTTCATTAGAGAGGTTGTAAGACTACCAGCCGAAGGTAGAGAGATACCATATAATCTACACAGAGGAAACTTGGCTATGAATTACATGTTTGTATATAATATAAACCAATTCGTAGAGTTCCCTCGACAGCATGGTAAAACTGTATCAGCGTTATGCTGGTATCTATGGGTATTTAATTTCGGTGGTAAGAATATAAAGATGCTATTTGCTCATAAGAAACATTCAGGAGCAAAAGATAATCTTAAATCTCTAAAGAATATAAGAGAATTATTACCACCATATCTTAAAATGGACTCTGCTATTGATCCAACAGGTAAACAAGTTAAAGCTCCTAATACATTGGAGACTTTACAGAATCCTATAAATAAGAATCTCATTGTTACACTACCTGGTGCAAGAACTCCATCATTAGCAGATGGAGCAGGTCGTGGTGCTACAATGGCAATACAGTTCTTCGACGAGTTTGCTTTCTTACCATACAATGATATTGTATATACAGCAGCAGCACCAGCATTCTCTAAAGCAGCAGATAATGCTAATAAGTATAATGCACCATTTGGTATGTTGATATCAACAACACCTGGAGATCTTACTACAAGAGAAGGTGCATTTGCTAATAGTATGAGAATGGACGCAACCGAATGGAATGAAAACTTCTATGATATGTCTTATAATGATTTGAAGAGTCTTATTGATTCCAATAACGATTCTACATTCATGCATATAAGATATACTTATAAGATGCTTGGTTCTTCTGAGTCTTACTTTAAAGAGATGGTAAGGTTGCTTGGAAAGAACTGGGGTAAGATCCGTCGAGAAGTATTATTAGAGTGGGCTAGAGAATCTGATGCTAACCCATTTGATAAGGATGATCTTGAATTAATCTCTGCTAATGTAAAACAAGAACCTTATTACACACTATTCTTTGGTAAGTCTAATCAGTTCCAAATGAAGTTCTGGGATTCTATCCAACCTGGTTCTATATATCCACCTATTATCGGAGTCGATGTATCTTCCGGTATCAATAAGGATAGTTCCGCTATTACTGTAATAGACTCTCAAACTACTAAGGTTATTGCTACATTCAAGAGTAACTTCATTACAATGCCAGAGTTAGCAGATCTTATATACAGATTCGTTACAGGATATGCTAAGAATGCTATTGTAAATATAGAGAACAATGGTGGATTTGGATCATCTGTATTACAGATGCTTCTAAAGACCTCTATAAAGAAGAATCTCTATTACGAAGTAAAAGATAGACCTACAGAAGAAGTATACGATGGAATAAGAGTTAGACGTAATATGAGAAAGTGTAGAGTATATGGTTCTACATCTTCTAAGGCTAAACGTGATAAGCTTATCGAGTTATTACATCAGAGAGTAAGACATCATAGAGATAAGTTTAACTCTGTTGAAATCTATAACGAATTGTGTACACTAGTGGTAAAACCGAATGGTAAGACTGAGCATAATGATGATGCACATGACGACTTGCTATTCTCCTACTTATGGGCATTATATGTATTCTATTATGGTGAAGATTTAGTTAATAGATATCATCTATTGAAAACAGAAATTCAAACAGATGATAATTATAACGAAACATCTTTTGAATTAGAAGAAGATTTAGAAGATCAATTCACTATAGAGTCTGATAACTTTGGTGCTGCATATGCTGAAGATACTTCTAATGTGGCAGATCAATTATCTTACATTAATTCTGCTAGATCTATGAGTATGGAAGATCTTAATAAGAAAATGCTTGATCAAGATAAAGCATTTATAAATAGATTATTGAGATCTGATATAGGTAGAGAGATTTATGCTAAGCATAATAGTGTAAGTAAAGAAGAATTGGATAAGACTATTGGAGCATTTGATGTAGATATAACCAACGATCTAAATTCAATCTTCTATGGAGATGACGATAATAAAGCAACATCTGAGAAATCTACAGTTGTAGGAAACCTTGCAGACATGTTTATGTCTATATTTGATTAAATTATACATAAGAAAACCGATATAGGGAATTCCCTATATCG